TAATAAACGCCATGCAATTCTCGGATAGAGAAATATCCCCGGTCAACCTCGGAAGTGTGAATTATATTCATTCTTCGACCTCATAAGTTATGGAATTGAGCATGTGCGATGTATCGATCAACGGTTTCGAGAACCCTTTGCGTGCAATGGTTACCGGCGATAATGCGGGTTCAGTCAAAGTATTTATGCTTTCTTGCAATCCGCCTTTGATGTCTTCTCCCATGATGCCAAGCGCCCTCTGGCCATCAAATCCATTTTGCTGCGATAACCGCGCCATTCTTGGCGTCCAATTCGGCGATTCTTTAGCAATCATTCGTCGGAAGAATGGTCGCGGAGGCTGACCTTTTGAGGGCATACCGAACTCGTTTTTAAACGCTACTTCCGGTACGCTCTCGCCATCCGGGTACGTCGCGCCTTCCATGAATCCAACAGACACTGATCCGTTGCCCATTTTAGCAGCCAGATCATTTAAATATTGTTCGGTTTTGCTTACCATACCGTAGGATTTGAAATGTATTTAAATCCGCGCAAATTACTTGTAGCTTGCCAGTATGACGCGCCGTACTGGGTTTGCTGAAACCACTGAGCCGATCCGGGCGGCGGGCCTTCAAACGCAGCATTAACACTACCTTCACCAGCTTGAGATACTCTGCCTACTGGCCTTGTCTGACCATCCGCGCTCAATGCGCCACCTAAAAACGCAATGTGAGCAGTGAGCATGTTCAACAATAACGTTCGTTTCGGAATGTTCTGGACAATGCTACCATCAGTGTTCGCCAGATATAACCAGGCTTCATCGAAACACGCTTGCAACCTGGAATCGCTGACAGCAGCGAACTCAGGGTAACGAGTTTTGAACGAAGTAGCGGCAAACGTTACGATTGTCATTTCTTGTCAAGCGGCGTAACTTCGGTTTCTTTGGTCGGATCGAGCTGTTCCATGCCTGTTTTCTCCTGCTTCAACTCGTTCCCGATCGCTTTAAGATCGGCTTCGTTCTTAGCCACAAAAATAGCATTAGACAATACTGCCGGGAACGTAGAATTTGCCGTGACCCAAGCTTCCCAAAAATCCGCGTCGACCTCAGTCGTTCCGTAGTCGTATTCTGGCACATACAAACCGCCGAAAACATGCTTGTTCCGACCGTTAAGCTCTACGCTTCGACCAGCATGTTCCAAAACAATACCGTGCGGTAATCTGCAACCAATAATAACTTTTTTCATATTTAATAATCTCCCAGGGCAAATTTAAAACTTAAACACCAAGCATTTGCGAAATCAAGAAAGGACGGAAAATAATCGCACCCCATGTACCTTGACTTTTCTTTTGCTTGAACGAACTCGAATCGACAACGATCGGGTGCGCGCGCAGCTTCTCAGTAAACGCAACATTGACTGTCGCCTGACCTTCTAAATCCTTGACAATCAACTGAACCAATTCACCGGAAACAGTAGCATACTCAGGAGCAACAACCATTTCCAGGTTGGGGTAATTAAGCTTAATCTGTGCTGGAACATTGACATTAAAGTCGGTGGTTTTAGCCAGATTCGCTTGCGCAGTAGGCGACATTGCCAAAGTCATCGGAGTACTCATATCGATCAAGCCGTTAGCTTGCGTTACCGCTTGCTTGTATAGCTTGGTGATATCGTTGAGAATCTCCGCAACCGTAGCATTCGCCCAGCTAGTGCCGCCAGCCGTTTTAGTATTTGGCGTGATTGCTGCGGTCAAATTAGGATCGTTCAGCAATCCGTAATTTTGCAACCCGGTAATACCGAAGAAATATGATTTGTTCTGGAACTTGTTCAAAGTCAGAACAGAAGCGATATTCTTACGGTTAGCCAGATCGATCCGAGCCAATCCTGCACGCTCAAGCTCACGCTCACCCCATTGGGTCATAACTTGATAATGATAGCTTTGACGTTGCGGGAAATTAAAGTTTGCATTGGCTACACCGTTGGTCGAGTAATCCCCGTAGCTAGATACCTGCCCGGTAGATTCGATCATTGTGAACATCGCGGTATCGGTAGTCCAATCGCCCTTTTTAACCTCATTGTCCAAACCGACAACATTGACCGCTCGCATCGGGGACACCAACACCTCAATGAGCTTCGGATCGACAAAGGTACTCAGGAACGACGGAATACCGCTGTTGCTCACGGTAATCATAGCTGGCTGGGCATCCATGGCATAGTTATAATTACGCGCTACGCCTTCCGCCTGCCAATCCGGGTTAACTCCCATGAAATGGACACCGGCCAATTGCTCTAATTCATAAAAATCTCGTTTTGGCATGATGTCTAGCTCCGTGTAGAAATTTTAACAAGTTCACCCACCGCAGCGATTGACATCGCCTTGAATGAAGTGAGAACGCCGGCAGTCGCGGTAACCGTGGTACTTGCGGCATAAGCACTTGCAGCCACACTGAGTCGATACCGACCCGCGCCCCCATAAGTACCGCTGATAAACGCAGATATTACCGCATTTGTCGGTACACCAGTACCACTAACCGGATCGCCGATTGCAAGCGTGCCGGAACCAATCGCAGTAACATTGAGTACCGTGCCATACGCAGTGACTGTGCCAGATGCCAGATAAGCGGTAGCAGCCGGAGTAAAGCTATAACGACCCGTGCCGCCCGCCGTACCTGATAACTGTGCAGTAACTACGCCGCCGCTCGACAATGTATCGCCCACGCTCAGGTATCCGGTAATCGCGGTGACATTGATGACCGTTCCGAACGAGGTTACCGTAGCAGAAGAAGCGGTAGTGGCTGTGCTGGTTGTGTATGTTCCGTTTGAACCGGCAGTGCCGGACACCTGAGCGACAATGGTCGTGCCTGCCGGTACGCCGGTTCCGCTGATCACATCGCCTACGCTCAAATAGCCGGTAATTGCCGTTACAGCCAAGCTTGTACCTGTGCCGGTAGCGGTAAACGTTGAACCAATCGCGGCAGTCATTGTTGCTCCGATTGACCCAGTTACGCTCGCGCCGGTAGCTGCCGCACCTGCGGTGATCGAGCCATCAGCGTAAGTTGCGTAAATGGGATCGCCAATATTAGCCGCGTTTGCGCCGGTCAATTTGGCCCAAAAATCGCCAGAGTTGAACAGCGTTACCGGGAAACCTGCAGGAATATTCATACCCGCTTCTTGCAGGTAAGTCTGAAGTTGACCTTGCTGAGTACGCGCGCAAAAACCATTTGGCGCAGCAGGGGCAGTGCCATAACTCAGAACAGTATTGCCGTCAGATTGCAACCATGCAAACTTACCGACATTGACACCACCGACACCAGCTACTAACGCACCTTCACCTGCCAATACCGAAGCGCGAGGATTCGTTGAAGCAAAATCCCCCTCGGTTGCCGGTGCTTGCTGCGAATTAACTTGCTTTTGAAATCCTGTCATGATTAAGCGCCTCCTATGCGTTTAAGACCAGGGAACCGGGTAACGACGCTATTGCTGCCGTCATGCGCGAACTTGGGTTCTGCCGGTTTCGTTGTGGATGCGACTTTGAACAAAGCGCGTAAAGCTTTAGCGTCCATCACATCCTTATGGTCGATCTTTAGATGATCCAGGGCGAACTTGTAAATATCGCCAGCCTTGTCCATGCCTAGAACGTCACCGACTACCGGGCGAACCTCGCGCCGGGCTTGTTCCGCTTCGAGCAATTCGGCGCGCAAGCCGTCCATTGCTTTCTGCACATCCTCTTTGTCCATCTTGTCATCCTCGTCTTTGTCTTCATCGGCAGCCTGATCCGGTGCAGTCATCAGCGCGAGGATTGAGTTGATCGTTTCATCGTCAACTTTACCTGCGAGCATCGATCGTATCTTATCGGCTGGCGATTCGTCGTTGACTGTCGGTGCCGGATTCTGCTCAACATCAAGCAGCGCATCGATCACATTATCCAATTGCTGAGGATTCAACGTAGCATCGAGAGCGATCAGCGCTTCTCTCACTTTTGCCTTGTCGAATGTCTTACGATCTGCATCGCTCAGCAAAGCCGGTACAGCGGAATCCGCCGCAAGCTTAGGTGAGGCCGCGCAGATCGCCGCAAACAAGGCTTTACCTAGTTTGGTCATTTTCATAGCGGATTCCTTAAAATTAAAAGGGTTAGAGTCAGCAACCACAACGTCACTTCCCGCCCTGCCGACTTCAACGAGCGCCAAGTGATTCCCTTGTATCTCCGTCATCCTGCCGTCGTATGGAATGCCGTCATACTCGCCCGGCTCCATGATCGGCACATAACGGTAAGCACAAGACAATTCCATTATTTTTTCAGTTTCGATGCCCGCGATAGCTTTCGCATCCCAGAAGCTTAAGTCCGCATCAAGATAGGGATCATTAAAAGATACGTCCGATCCTATCGATCCGATAATCAAGTCCTGACGCGGTTTATCCGCGCTAACCGGGATATGTTCGGACAATATCGGCAACCGAGCAAATGTAGGTGCCGCTTTCGCAAGCTCATCAGGATCACGCAGCAATTGATAAACTTTGTCAGGATCAAGCCCGAGCGCATCGCTTCCTGGTATCTCGCGCCCGTAATATGGGCAAACGTTCGCTTTCGATATGTGCGATTTATCGATATGAAGGCGACCATCAGCGTCAAAACTTCGCGCCGATCGGTCTAAGGCAATATTGGCCTGCTTGTGCATCTGCATTTTATTTTTTCTCCAGGCTGAATGTATTCGCCGGAAATCAAACATCCTTTTTCAATATCGTACTCTTTGCCGTCCGCCGCAAGATGGTCTGGTCTAGGCTCTTTGCCACCATGAGAATGCATCCATCTTGCGCGCTTTATTCCAAGTTCAAGTTGTCGTGCTCGGTTAACCACGCTATTCGCTTTGTTCGATTGATCTTCAGCAATCAATGCTGCCCGGTCTTTCGCAGCAGGATACAATTCCGCAATAGCGTAGGTCATTTCCTTCAAGTTTCGGCCGTCGCTGTACGCCCTCATCACAATGCCTTCGACCTGTTGCAAGTATTTCTCAGGAATCGACTTTATCAACCCTACGTTTTCCGCCAATTTGGCGTTAAGCGCATCCCTGACCGCCGGAGTCATTTTAAACTTTACCGACCATCCGGCGTCCTTAAGTGCCTGTTTCAAACTATTATCACTCGAATTAAACATTTTGCGCAAATATAATTCCGCGATGTACGGCGCGGCATCCTCAAACTTGCGCTTCCATCGTTCTGCAAGATCATCCAAGACCTTCCGCATTTGCTGCGATGGCGTGGCGTCCTGAGCCAATACCGGCGGGGTCTTGCGGTATCCGGCAGTAACCCAATAAGCAACGCTACCATGCATTTCCGCAATCATCGCAGTCAATGCTTTCCGGTAAGCGGCTTCGACTCCCCGGTTAGCGTGCGTCGCTCTCACCGTCTTGGTCATTTAAAACGCCAATCTCCCGGTAATCCTGTTGCGGTAGTCGTCACCTTGCCCTACGGCTTCTAAAAATTCGTCAATATCTCCTCTGTCTAATATGGCAATTCTGTCGTTATCTGACGGATTTTGCTCTACAAACTCAGGAGACACTTCATCCTCCAATGCCGCCGCGAGACTGTGATGCCCGTCCAGTATTACTCGAAATTTTTCTCCGTCCACTTCGAATTCCGGGGAAATCTGGACGACATAATCTTTGCTCTTACGTTTTTCTTGAATTTTGTCGTCATCCAAATAATCTTGAGACGATATGAGTTGGGCTCCCCCCAATTTGCCAGCGCTCGAATCAAACCCAGAGCTAAACTTTCCATCACTGTCCCTAGGATGTTCTGATTCTACGAAGTCCGAATCCATTGCAGGTTCGTCCGGTATAGGCGGCACAATCTCTTTACTCAAATCCAGCCCCGAATAACCGCTATTATCATCGCGCGCGAGTTTCTCCCTGACTTCACCCGGATCGATCGAACCGACATTCACATAATTAGTTGCGGTTTGGGAATCTTTAAGCCTGATGTCTGCCTCTTCCGCTTCGCTCATTTGATACAGCGGAACAAAGCGGAAACCTATATCAGGATCAATCTCACCAAACAAGGATAGCTGGACAACCGCAAGAATTATCTCAAGCGGATTGCGCCAATACGCTTCCTGCTGCGCCGCAATCCAATCATAGAAAACGCGGATTTCCCCTTCGCTGCTGGCATTCAGACCGCTCGGGGATATGCCGGTCAAGATGATCGTCGGTATCCGCGACACGCTGCACATATGCTCCTGCGATTGCGCTTGGAGCTCATGCAACCCACTAAGCGGAGTATTGACCTGTGCAATTTCTTCCCGTTCTTTGTCGAGAAGCATCAATCCTTTGTTGGATTTGAGTTTAGTAAACAAAGTGGCGCGATTGATCAGATTCAACCCGGCCTCTTCGTCATCCTGCAAAACTTGCTCCATGCTGGTTGCCAGCACGGTGATTGAAAAGTTATTGATTAAGTCTGCCACACTTTGCCGCGTGCGCAGCCAGTTGTCCACGTAGGGTTCCGCAAGCTGAGATAAGCTAATACCTCCGAAGTTAAACGCCGGTTTCAGAATGTCAGGTAGTTCCCGCGTGGTTATCGTGAGCAGCCTAGAAGCATGGATGCGCTTGCCAAGCATGAACCATTCGGTAGGCCGGAAGAAGTCAGGTCGCGTCGGATCATTGGAATTGTAAGCGCTCGGGGTAGTCCATATCGGCTCCACAGTCTTAATGCCTTTCAGGCTACCTTGCGAAATAGTTCGCTTATCGATAACCAGAGGGGTCGTTATGTCCGCGTCTTTGATGTCCAGGTATAAATGCGATGCTCCGAAATAGCAATCATGTTGCGCGGCGCACGATAGGGCTTGCATAACTTTGAGCCGGTCGAACTCCTTCTCAATCTGAGCAATCCGCTCATCATCATCATCTTGCTTGCTGGTGAACTCAATGCCTTTGCGGGTCAACTCGGTCGACATGGCAGCCGCGAATGCTCGATATTCCGCGCGAGTGGCAAGCTGCGATAAATAGGAATAACCTGGAAAACCTTGACCGTTGTAGACTGCCGAAGCGTAATCGTAAGAATCTTGGGCAAAGAGGACCGGCGCATTCTCGCCTTTTGGTACGACGCTTGGATGAATAGTTGGTGCTTGAATCGGATAGCTTTTGGCTGGCAATTCGTCCATTGCGACTTTGGCAATCAGCTTTTCGTATTTCATCCGGCAATCCGCTTCAGTAAATTTTCGCTAATCTTAAGCTTATTAAACAAAGGATACAAGCGCCTTAGTGCTTGCGTGAGCGCGTCAACCTGATCGTCGTTTGCAGCAGCAGGGAACGAAGTCAACTCAGAAACCAAATCTTTGACCCATGGTGCAACGTCGGGATGTGGCAACCACACGTTGCCGGCTTCCCAATAGCTGGTAACCGCGTGGGCGCGCGCGAGCTTTGAACCGTCGGGTTCAACCGGGATGATTCCTGATATTGTGGCCTTCAAAGTATCGATGACCGCCGGCCCGTTCGCCTTATCCTCAATCAGAATCTCACGGATTCGCGGATGTTTCTCGCAAAGATTGACAACCGAGCCTACCGTCTTGGTAAATGACATTCTTGCACGCACCTGATCCAGCAGGTAGCTATTGGCATCACGCTTACCCCAGACTTGACCGACAACGAAGTCCGTTCCATCGGTATCTTTGAAGGTGCAATCCCAGGAAGCAATGATCTTGTCGAATTTCTTCGGTAAGTCTTTGGGGTAGTAGTATCTCAGGCCTTCTTCTTTGAACACGTTGCCGCCGATCGGTTTCGGTGATTGCTGATACATGGCCGACCACCAATAATCGGACAGCTCTTCCTTGAACTCGAGTAATTGCTCCATCGGGTGAAGTTCTGGAACCAATGCGCCTTCAGGCAATTCAGGATTATAGCCAGTCTCGCCGGGGAGATTGATTGCCGGGAAATTGAGAACAGTCAAACGCTCGCTTCCTTGATGCAATGATTGAATGCGGCCAGCAAGATCATCCTCAGCCCAGCGCGTAGCCATGACAATTTGACCGCTATTGGCTTGCATCCGGGTTTTGCTAGTCGATTGGTGCCAATTCCAATGTGATTCTTTAATCGTGGGACTGAGTGCCTCCTGAGCGTTCTTAACCGGGTCGTCTATGATGAAGATAGTAGCGGTCTTGCCGGTAAAGCCACCACCAACGCCATCGGAAATATAGCTGCCCCGCGTGTCGTAGGGTGAAGTGAACTCGCCGTTCCGATTGACCGTGTATTTTTTAGTTTCGCCGGATACCGGGAATAACTTTAAATGCCGCTGATCCGCAAGATTGCGCCGGACATCCAAACTCATTGAATCCGCGAGTGTCGCGGAATAGCTTGCAGCTGCGATATGCCAATCACCAAACCGGCTCAG